CGGGTCATGATCGGAACCAGCGAGTAGTTCACGAAACTCATGCCCATGTGTTCGATGTTGTTGAGCGTCATCTTTTCCATGCTGGCCACCAGGTGAGGCGGCACGCGGAACAATCCGCAGATCTGCGCCTCGGTCAGCTTCTTGGATTCGATGAACTGGGTGTCTTGGGCGCTCAGGCTGATTGGCTTCCAGTCCAGGCCCATCTCCAAGATCATTGGCTTATAGGCGTTGGCCACGCCCATGTGCTCGCCCTGAAACTCAGTCTTCAGTCGACCAAAAGCCTCGTCGGAGAGTTGCTGCTCAGTCCGCAGAACACCGCTGGTTACCGCCCCGTTGGTGAAGAGCTTGGCGGCATGAGCGTCCATCGCCTGCCCGAGGCCCAAGGCCTGCCGAGCATAAGCAATCGGGTTCAATCCATTGAGGCCGTCCAGCGTGAAGAGCCGAACATGCCAGATATCATCCTGGGTGAGCGTTTTCGTACCTGACTTGAAGTTGACGGTGTACTCAACTGTCCAGTCGTCCTTGAGCTTTGGGGTGACGATGTCCGGGTTGAGCGGTAGAAGCTCAACCACATTGCCCAGCGCCTTCACCTTGTAGGCAAAGAAGTTGCCACGAAGACACAGACACGCCACCAACATTTCCCAGAACTCCTGAGCAGTCATGTAGCTGTTTGGGGCCATGGTAATCAGCGGATAGAGCCGGTGAGCCGTCGCCGGCAGTCGGACCCGCCCGGTTTGCTTTAGCAGGCGGCAAGGCAGCATCCCCATCGACTCGGCCAGCACTCGCACGCAGTTGAATACAACCAATTGCTGCATGGCGCTGGTGGTGGTAACGCGCTGGCCCGCGTTGCTTTCATAACCCGTGCCCAATGCCTGAGCCAGCTTCTCCGGCGTATCGATGACCTGGATGCCACTTTTCCGTCCAAGCATTGCGCGAAGCATCAGCGGCCACCTCGCAAAATAGAGACGACGGACAATGTGATCAGCAGCGCCCCGCAGACGGTCAGGGCCAGCGGCTCGCCCATCCACGCCCAAAGACCCCGAGTCAGCAAAGCCAAGCCAATTACGCCGACAAGATCAGGCAAGGCCTCTTTCAGCGCCTCCAGCTTTGGCGCCTTGATTTCATCGGTCATAGGGTTCGAATTCCGTGCTTTGTAATGTGGTCAGAAAGGCTTTCGGCAACCTTCTCTGTAGCGTTCGCTGCTCCCACGGCCATGGCCATAGCGACAGCCCCGTCAATCCGACCGGTCTTTTTGCGCTTAGAGAAGATTCTGTTTTCCTGGGCGTCGGCCTCCATCACAGCGGAAGCGACGTTCCAAGTCAGGCATGGGTTGGCCAGCACCTGGATCTGGCCGGTGAGGATCAAGTCCTCCACCAGGTCAATAGAGTGAGTCATCCAGAGGTTCGACTCCCGCGCCGGGCGGAAACCCTGGCCGTGGGGCACCAGGTTCAGTTCGATGCCCTGCGCCTCAAGCTCCACTTCCAGGTAGGTCATGTGGTACGGGTCAAAAGCCAGCGCCTTTATCTCGTACTTCGCTGCAAGCTCGCCCAGCCGCTTTGCGACGAAGGCATAGTTAATTGCCTTCCCTGGCGGCGCGTGGATATGGCCATCCTCAAGCCAGATGTCATACGGCACGCCGTCAATCGCGGCGCGGTCAAGCAGCGTGTCCTTGGGTGTCCAGAACTCAGCGATGGATTTACCCTGCTCGGGGAAATACAGATTCAGCGCCGTGAGGTCTCGCTTGCCGGAAAGGTCGAGCCCCCCGTAGCAGATCTCCCCGGCCAACTTCTCGGGGTCAAACTTCGCGCAGCAAGACAGCCAGGTATCGATATCAACCCATGGGTTTGCCGCATCCACCCACTGACAGAAGTTCAGGCGGCGAACAGTGCTCGCCTTCGCCGGCATCCCCTTTGCGTCGGTCACCTGCTCGCGCAGATACTTCGGCTGGAACGTATGGCCCAGCGACGGGTTGGCTTTGCCCCAGCACTTCTCATCCTTGAACGGGTCATCGCCCTTATCCAGGGAGCAGATGAACGAGAAGAAACCATCGTTGAAGTGGCGGTGCCGCTTTGTCACGCCTTTGGCGCCGGCCTCGCAGACGTTCACGCCGAGCTGGTGATAGCTGAAGCAGACCGAGTTGCGGTCGTGACCGCTGTTGGTGATCATAAGGATCAGCGCTTGGCGCCGCCCCTTGGTGCCCGCCCGCATGAACTCGACGGTCTTGTTGTTCTTGTGTTCGTGAACTTCGTCGATCAGTGCGCAGTGGGGCCGCGGGCCAGACTGCCCATCGTCGGAACTGATCGGGCGGAAGAACGAACCGGTTGCCAGGTAGGCCAGGTTCCAGACCTTCTCATCGCGACCCGACTTCTTAATTTTCTTCTTCAGCGTGGGCGACTGATCAACCATCGCCACCGCATCGCGGAACAGGATCATTGCCTGGTCGCGCTTCGTCGCGGCGGCATACACTTCGGCGCGCGGCTCGTTGTCTGAGGTCAGGCAATACAGGCCGATGCCCGCCGCCAAAGGCGACTTGCCCGAACCTTTCCCCGACTCGATGTAACAAGTCCGAAACCGGCGGAACCCATCCGGGGCCATCCAGCCAAAGATCGACCCGACGATGAACGCCTGCCAAGGCAACAGAATGAACGGCAGACCTTCGTGCTCGCCGCCGTTGAGCTTGAGTACTGTCTTGAAGTAGCGAATCGCCCGGTTGGCTTTTTCGAGATCCCAAGTCAACCCGCGTTTCGGCCCGTCTTCGAGGTCTCGCAAATGACGACCGCACGCGTTTCGAATATCGGGACCGGCCAACACCTTGCCGGAGTAAACCTCTTGAGCCCAGGCCGTTACTGGGTCGACCGCATAGGAAACCTTCTTGACCTCAATTGAAGAACTCGTCTTCCGGGTCTTTGTCTTGAGGTTCGCCAATGGCCTGGACCTTGGATCGGGCGGCGGGTGTCATGCCGAAATGGGTAAGGTAAGAGAGCAGCCGGCGGTCGGCGTCAGCCGCCATCGCCACCGCCGGATGCGCTTTGATCAGCCCGGCTTCGGTCGAATAGGTATGGCCCTCTTCGGAAATAACTTTGGTCAAGCGGCGGACCTCGGCGGCGACTTCGCACAACCGCTCGAGGGTTTGAAGATCGGCCTCAGTCAGCACACCCATGGACGTGGCGAGCGGGCAGAATATTTTCCACACCGCCTGTCCATCGGCCGTCATCGTTGAGGGTGGCGACTGATATGATGCGACTGCGAGCTGCGGCTCCCGCTTGTTTTCCCGACTGGTACGCAACGTACCAGTGACCTTTTTCTGGGTCGTAGGAGCGGGGGTTCGTCCCTTCAAAAAAAACTCTCCAATTCTGGCTTTTTGCGTAAAGAGGGTCGAGGGCGGTCCTATGCAGCGGAAATCCGAACTTTTTACCCTCCCCCTCGGGGCAGTGGCGTGCCACACCAAAACGGTGCGCTAATCGTGAAAACCATTCTCATTTACGAGACTTCGAACGATTCCAGTGGTGGTTCGGGTCGATGGGCAGCCCATTGACGTCACACCCGACCACCACGCCCGACTTCTCCTCTCGCTGCTTCGCGCTGTCATGGCAAAGCTTGCAGAGGCTTTGCAGGTTCGTCGCGTCAAAGAACAGCGTCACGTCACCACGGTGTGGCTTGATGTGGTCAGCAATGTTGGCGGCTACCACGCGGCCCTGTGAGGCGCAGCGACGGCACAGCGGCTCTGCCTGGAGCTGGCTCCATCTGAGCCGGTACCATTCCTTCGTCTTGTAGAGGTGGTGCCAGGCTGATGTGCTGGCCATCACTCCACCTCAAACTTGAAGCCACGAGTCACCAGCCAATCAATGAATGCCTCGGGCATCTCATCGCGGCCGGTCAGCCAGCAGTAGCATATGGCAAGGCTGAGAACATCAGTCACCCACCAACGCCGAACAACTTTGATCGTTACACTTACCTTAGCCATCACCACCTCCAGTTCACTGACCGACGCGGTTGAGTGCTTCATCCGCCTTGTCGGCAGCCTGGGCCGCAGTAGTCGCTGCCCTCGATGCCTTGTCAGCAGCGGTGCCAGTCTTGCGAGTCAGTTCTTCAAGTCGCTTGTCACGTTCATCCATCGCGGTGTCGTAGGCCTTACGGATGTCGATGACCTGATTGCTCTGCTTCTCAGCGAGAGACCAGTACGCGGCCTGGTAGCCGAAGATGGCGCCGCCACCAACGAGAGCGAGCGCGATGACCCAGACCTCGAAGCGCCGCCACCAATGGCGGGCGATGAAGTTAATTGCGCATCTTTCCATCAGTTGTTACCTCCAAGCTGAGTGCGCAGCCGGGCGATCTCCTGGCTCTGCGATGTCACCTTGTCAGTGAGTTGAGTGACCTGGCTGGTCAGCGCATCAATGCGCCCTTCCATTCGGCCTACAGCTGCGGCCAGTTCATTGCGCTCTTTGGCAAACTGATCGGCACGGGCCTCGGCCTCTTTGCGCGCGACACGCTCCGAATCAAGCAGTTCATTCAGGCGCCGGACGGTGCCGATGTCGGCATTGTCCATGACGCGCTCTGTGGCATCCCTGGAGAGGAACTTCCTCAGCCAGAGAAAGACGCCGAGCAGGATGGTGCCGCTGCCGCCCAGCCAAGCAAAGGCGCCAGGGCCGAGGTCGTTTGGATCCATCCGATACTCCAGAAACGAAAAAGCCCCGCACAGTGGCGGGGCTCAGAATTTTTGGTCGTCTCTCATAACGCGCAAGATCGACATGATGGGGTTAATTTACGGCCAGTCGGCCAATGCGTCAAGCGGCATCTACAAAGATTTGTTCGCTGTCGAATATCTCGGTCGCGTGGATCACGGCCTGCTCTTCGAGCTTCTCCAAACGCTTGTGGATTCCGCCTCTCCAGTTGCGGCGTGTGCGCTCCGGCGAGCCGGCCAGATCCCAAG